AACACCAGCGGTTTTGTGGGGAGTTATTAATGACTAAGCATCTAGTTATACCAGACACACAAGTAAAACCTGGAAATCCTATCGATCATCTACGATGGGCTGGACAGTATGCTGTAGACAAGAAGCCTGACGTTATAGTACACATCGGAGACCACTGGGACATGCCAGCCCTGAGCAGCTACGATAGCGGCACTCGCAACTTTGAGGGCAGACGCTACAGCAACGACATCGAAGCAGGTATACAGGGCATGGAAGCCTTCCTAGAGCCTATCAGACAAGAGCAGCAGCGTCTTATACGCAACAAAGACAAACGCTGGAATCCTCGCATGGTGTTCACTCTAGGTAATCACGAATACCGCATAGAAAGAGCAGTCAATGCAGACCCTAAACTAGACGGTCTAATTGGCTTTAAAGACCTGAAGCTGGAAGAGATGGGCTGGGAAGTGTATGACTTCTTAGAGCCTGTTATCATTGACGACATTGCCTACTCTCACTACTTCACCAGCGGTGTGATGGGTAGGCCAGTCAGCAGTGCAAAGCTGATGCTACAGAAGAAGTATATGTCGTGTGTGATGGGACATGTTCAAGACAGGGATGTTGCTTTTGCGCGTAAGGCAGATGGAACTAACATGCTAGGCTTATTCGCTGGTATCTTCTACCAACACGACGAAGACTACCTAACACCACAGACCAATGGAAGCTGGTCAGGTATCTGGATACTCAACGAAGTTAAAGACGGTGGTTGTGACGAGATGCCAGTCAGTATAAACTACTTGCGAGAGAAATACGGAGACTAGGATGCCTCTAACATACTATGAACTATTGGAGAAGATGTCGCAGCTAGACGAACTAACACTAATAGAGATATTAGATATAAGCTCAGAAGAGTTAGTCAACAAGTTTAGTGAACGCATCAACGACAGATTAGAAGAACTATCAGAGGATTTTAAACATGAGACTCAATGACGCAACACCAGCAGACTGGGACAGACTACGCACAGTAGAGCCAGCAGCAGAGAAAACAGGACTAGAGCCTTGGGCGACCATGGCAGAGGAAGAAGCAGTGGAAGACTTAGTAAACAACCCAGACCATTACAATACAGGCAACATAGAGTGTATTGATGCAATAGAGGAGTCCATGTCCAGTGTTGCATTCAAAGGCTACCTCAAGGGCAACTGCATTAAGTATCTGTGGCGCTATGATTACAAAGGTAAACAGGTTCAAGACTTACAGAAAGCGGGATGGTATTTAAACAAACTGACAGCTATAGTTAAACAAGAAAATGGATAAGGTTACAGAGCTTTACCCCGACAACAATCCAAACTATATTTTAGAACAGGGGTTTTCTCAGTACGAGTCCCTGCTTCTTTTAGGCTATGATCAAGAAGGATATTTATCCTCGCTGTCTTCTGGAAACTTAACTAAAGGAGATTTATTGTGGATGGTCGAAATGTTTAAACAAGAAATTTTATTAAAAACAGAATTAGAGGATGAAGAATAATGGATCAGTATCAACAGTTTATACACAAGAGCCGCTACGCACGATGGCTACCAGAGGAGAGCAGACGAGAGACATGGGAAGAGACGGTAACACGCTATGTAGACTTCTTTAAAGAGCGTAAGCAGCTAAAAGGCAAAGACTACGACCTACTCAAAGAAGCTATCATGCACCAGGATGTGATGCCTTCAATGCGCTGTATGATGACAGCAGGCGAAGCACTGGCTAAGGATAACGTAGCAGGCTTTAACTGTAGCTATCTTCACATTGACTCACCGCGTAGCTTTGACGAGTTGATGTATGTTCTGATGTGTGGCACAGGCGTAGGCGTCAGCGTTGAGCGTAACTTCATTAACAAGCTGCCAGAGGTTGCAGAAACTTTCCACAAGACAGACACTGTTATTGTTGTTAGTGACAGCAAGATTGGTTGGGCATCAGCGTTCCGTGAGTTAATCGCTATGCTGTACGCTGGTAAGATACCGCAGTGGGATATGAGCCGCATACGTCCAGCAGGGGCTAGGCTGAAAACCTTTGGCGGTCGTGCGTCAGGGCCAGAGCCTTTGATTGATCTGTTTAACTTCTGTGTAGAGATATTCCAGAAGGCAGCAGGACGCAAGCTAACCTCTATTGAGTGCCATGATGTAGTGTGTAAGATTGCTGACATTGTAGTGGTCGGTGGTGTGCGTAGATCAGCCCTAATCAGCCTCTCTAACCTCTCTGACCCTCGTATGGCTAAGGCTAAGTCAGGAGACTGGTGGCGACACGAAGGGCATCGTAGGCTTGCTAACAACAGCGTAGCGTACACTGAGAAGCCAGACTTTGAGTCATTCCTGTCAGAGATGCAGTGCATGTACGAGAGTAAGGCAGGTGAGCGTGGTATCTTTAGTCGTGTAGCAGCACAGAAGATTGCAGCGCGTAACGGCAGGCGTGACAGTGAGCAGGACTTTGGTACTAACCCATGCTCTGAGATCATCCTGCGTAGTAACCAGTTCTGTAACCTGTCAGAGATTGTAGTGCGTCCTGAAGACGACCTAGACACGCTGAAGAAGAAAGCAGAAGTAGCAGCCATCATTGGCACGTTACAGGCTACACTGACAGACTTCCGTTACCTGCGTAACTGCTGGAAGAAGAACACGGAAGAAGAGGCGCTATTGGGCGTGAGCATGACAGGTATAATGGATCACTACCTGCTGAGTAAAGGTGACTCCCCAGACTTGGAGAAGTGGCTTGAACAAATACGCGATGTTGCTGTTAAGACTAACGAGAAGTGGGCTGCAAAGCTTGGCATTAGCCAGTCTGCGGCTATTACATGCGTTAAGCCTAGCGGTACTGTATCTCAGCTTGTCGATTCTGCTAGTGGTATCCATCCTCGCTTCTCTAAGCATTACATTCGCAGAGTTCGTAGCGACAAAAAAGACCCGCTTGCAGTCTTTATGGAGTCAGCAGGATTCCCAGTAGAGCAGGATGTGATGTCGCCTACATCAGCAGTGTTTAGCTTCCCTGTGCAGTCACCAGAAAAGTGTACCACGGTTAAGCAGGTAGGAGCTATGCAGCAGCTACAGCTTTGGAAGGCTTACCAGAACCATTGGTGCGAGCATAAACCAAGCATCACTGTATATTATACAGATAGTGAATTCCTGCAAGTAGCACAGTGGATATGGGAAAACTTTGATCTTTGTAGTGGGATTAGTCTGTTGCCTTATAGTGATCATGTATATCAGCAAGCTCCGTATGAAGAGATAGACGCTGAGAAGTATGAGGAGTTACTAGCGGCTATGCCTGTTGGGGTTAATTGGGAAGACTTAGGTAACTTTGAGCAGGAAGATAACACTACAGGGAGTCAAGAGTTAGCCTGTGTAGGTGGTGCGTGTGAGATAGTGTAGATGTTGTAGGTACTAAAAAGCCCTGTGTAGATGACTGCACAGGGCTTTTTTGTTTTATATTGTTTTACCAAATAAACCTATTGTACCTGATCTACTAGGACGAGGTGGCTGTCCCGCCTTGCTTGTTCTTGGGGGCAGTTGCTCTTTCTGCTGTCTTCTTTCTTCTCTAAGACCTATAGCCTTTTCTATGGCGTTTGAAGTATTCGTAACAGTAGTGAGAAAAGAAGTAAGGTTCATTAAAGTTTCATTTGATGTTCTTCCTTTTAAATCTTTAATGCCAGTAGCCCATCTAGGATCTGTTAAAACACGAATCATAGACTCGTCAGATTTCAACAAACCTCTTAGTTTAATAGCAGCTGCGCCTATCATCCCTGCACCGCCTGTTCCTTGCATAGCAATATCTTCGCTTGTTTGAGCTATTTTTTTAGCTATGTTAGCGTCTCCAAAAATATGTTGCATTACTAGACCTAAATCAGCCACTGTTTGAGCAGCGTTAGGTGATGAAGTCTTTAACATAGACACAAGCTCCTCCCTTTTCTTCTTATCTTTAAGAACAGTGTCATAAAACTTTTTAGGATAGTCTCCAACAGGTACAGTATCGTCTACAGCGTTTCTCAACATACTAACTACTTTAGCGCGTTGTCCTTGTGCCTTCATGTCGGCATAACCAGACACTTTATTTTTCATTACCCGAGATAAAACCTTACGTTGATTCGTCACAATAGCCCTTTGTTTATTGGCCGCAGCAGTAGTGACATCAGCACCTTTGTCTAGTACTTGGTCTAGGTTATCTACTAACATGTCTAAAAAACCAACATTGTTAGGAGGAATGTCTCCTTCAATCCCCAAGTCTCTTTTTAATTTATTTATAGACTCTAAAGCAAGAACTTGCTCGTCTGTTCTTTTAGTTGGTTTTGTCTTTAAAGCTGCTTTATATTTAACAACTTGACTTTGCAACAAAGGGCTAACTTGAAGGATTTTATCTAACTCTTCCTGATCCAGTGTTTTTCTGTAGACTTCCTGTCTAGTTTTTTTCCAACGTACTTCGTCTTGTTTACCTAAAAAAGGTGGACGAGCTGTTTCGCCTCCAACGCCTGTGGGAGTAAACTTAGCTCCTGCGTACTGTAAATCTTGATCTCCTACGCGCTGTAGTTTTAATATGTTTTCAGTTAAGTCATCATTTCTTTGCATTATAAACTCAGCAAGTTCACCTCTAGTTGCCTCGTTTATATTTAACTGTCTTTGTCCGTGTATTAAAAGCAGATCATTAGTGGCTTCTGCGGGAGTAACAGTTATGCCTAATCTTTGAGCAGCCTCTAAAACTTGTTGAGTTTCTTCTCTTGTTA